CGAATGGTACGAGATAGAGGAAGTGCCCTGCAAAGAAAACGATTAACCAACCATCTAAAAATAAGTGATATGACAGAACAAGTTGAAATGACAGCCGAAGAGCGTCAGGAATTCGAGGCTTACAGAGCCGAAAAAGAAAAAAAGCGTCGTGAGCAGGAACGCAAAGAGCAGCGCAAGCAGTACGCCGACATGGTGGATGACGAAATATCCACCACGATCCCTCAGCTCCGCGAACTGAGTGACCAGATCAAACTGGTCAAGGAAACTATCTTTGGCAACTTCGAGACAATCCTCAAGATGAAGTCCGAGATTACCGGCGTTGCCCGTGACAATCAGAACAGCCACACGTTCACCAATTCCGACAGCACCCTGCGCGTCATCCTCGGTGTGAACACCATCGACGGCTACCGCGACACTGTCGAGGATGGCATCGCAATGGTAAAGGGCTACATTGAGAGCCTGGCCAAAGACGATGCTACCAAGGCTCTCGTTAATGCCGTGCTCCGTCTTTTGAGCCGTGACGGACAGGGCAACATAAAGGCCAGCCGAGTGCTTCAGCTCCGCAAAATGGCAGAGGATAGCGGCAACGAGCAGTTCCTCGAGGGAGTGAAAATCATCGAGGAGGCATACCAGCCCACTATCTCCAAGAAGTTCATCCGCGCCCAGTACAAAAACGACAAGGGCGCATGGTGTTATATTCCTCTCGGCATGACCGATGTCGACTAAAACGTAACGAAAATGGAAAAAGAAATCAAACGACCGCCACGGATCGCAGTATGCCGGGAATGCAACGGCACCGGGATACAGAGGACCGAATCACCACAAAGGTATCCCGATCCATGCCCCTAGTGTGAGGGAAGCGGCAGGGTTACAGTAAGCAGTGTGACAACACTTGACATCAGACCTTATAAACAAAAAAACGATAAACCACATATAGCAATCGATGGCGAGCAAGCGCGGCATGTCCTACAGGAAGCGCGTAGAGGATATAAACCGGATATTTGACCAACACTCCAAAAGCTGGTTGACTAACCGGGAGATATGGCGGAGGTACATATATCCGGTTTATTGGATCAGCGAGCGCACCTTCTATAACATCATGAACGCCACGGCAGGGCTTGAAAACCCGGTCGTGGCGTCCGACATGCCTGGCCTTTTTGATTCTATCGACGAAAAAAAAGAAACAGACGACCCCAATGAGCGAACTTGACCAACATATTCGAGCTGTCTTCAGAAGCATATTGCGCGACATACAGGTCGAACTTGGAGATGAGTTCGACCAAAATTTCGAGCGGCAGGCATTCTTCAGTCAGGCATGGGCGAGGCGCAAAAGTCCGACGCGTCCCGGCGGTCTTATACTGGTTGATTCCGGCGGCTTGAGACAGAGTATCCGCAGTGAAATCCGCGAAAGCAGTATCGTATTTCTGTCAGACCATCCGGGAGCTGCCATTCACAACGAAGGTGGCGAAATCAAAGTGACGGCCAGAATGAAGCGTTACTTCTGGCACAAATATTATTCCGCTACCGGCTCCTTCGGCCGCCGAAAAGACGGCTCCCTCCGGCAAAACAAAAAGAATAGCCAACTATCCTCCGAAGCTGATTTCTGGAAAGCGATGGCACTTATGAAGGTCGGAAGTACCATCAAGATACCGCAGCGTAAATTCCTCGGCACGTCGCCGGAAGTAGAAACAGCAGTCAGGCAGATCATCGAGGAGAACCTTAACGAGTACATCAACAATATAGACTTCAATATTAAATGAAAACTATAACATTAAGAATCCCGACTTCATTCAAGGAATGGAAAGAGTTCATACGAGAGAAATCAACCTCTCGCAAAAAACACAATCAGGAAGTGCTATGGGATTTTGCCAATGCCATCTCCAGTGAGGCTCTATCCAACTACTGGCGCAATGATATATCCGAAACAATGGTTAAAAGCGTATTCCGCATGGGAGGTAACTCTAAACTCACAAAAATGTATTTTGAAGCTAAAAAACAACTCAAATGAGAGAGGAATTATACCGCAAACTTAAAACCCGGCTTGAGGCACTGTGCATCAATGCCGCCGGAGAGTATTATGAACGCCCGGACGAAGCAGACATGGATGACGAACTGTATCCCCGTGTGATCAAACACATCGACCTATGGAACCATAATGTAGAGTTCCTCGAGCAGGAGGCTCCATGGCCACGCCCGGCAGTGTTCATCGAATTTGTGCCCTTTAAGTGGCATGCCGTCGTGCCCGGAGTCGAATACCGGGCGCAGCCGCTGATCAATCTCCATGTTGTGACCGACTGGGCGGAGCAGAAAAATATCGGCGAGTTCCGGCTGCTTGACAAGATCCATGAGCAGCTTGCCGGACTGGAAGGCGAGAACTTCATGGAGTTCGACATCGACAGCTCAGCCACCAACCATAATCACGAGGATATTGTCGAGAACATAGAAACCTATACTTGCGTCGGGTTCCGTCATCTGAAATAAGGCCACATAAACGCGCCGTGTCGCAAAGAAAACAGAGAGCCGCATCCTTTATCGGGTTGCGGCTCTCTTGGCGATATATGGGCGAGAAAACGGCCTCAGACGGCATTGACGGCGGGGAGGTCGGGTGTGGTGAACAGCATGATGTCCGTGTACTGGGCATTGTAGTTCATGGTCGCGTTAAACTCCTTGCGGCTGCAACGCTCGAACGGGTTGCCGAGCGAAGGGTTGCGGCCCATCCATTCGCACAACTCCACGAGGCACGATTTCTCGGAAGTGAAATAAACAAAGTTATGGCCAGACAGCACCGACAGCACATCGAGGTAATCCGCGAGTCGCCAATACATGCGGTATGTGCCCACGTCGGTAGACAGATAAGGCGGGTCTACGAGGAACACCACACCGGGCACATCCTTGAAACGCTCGAACAGTTCCCGGTAGTCGCACGATTCAATTTCCAGTCCGGCGAGATAATCCGGACATTCGGCATATCCGGCCTTGCGCACATTATTGTAGAGCGTTTCCTTGCGCATCTCCTGGATGCTCATCTTATACTTCATAGAGAACATCAGCGACGAGGACAGGGTGATGAAGTCGAGGTAGCCTGTTTCCTGCTCTTCCTGCTCAAGCAGGGCGAATATACGCTCCCTTGCCTCTCCTGTAATGGGTTTGTGCCGCCCGAAACCGTCGGATATAGGTCTGATACGGTCGAGCAGGGCATTGGTGCGCGGAATATTGGCTATGCGCAGTCGGTAGTCGTCGAAGTCATTGTATATGACCCGTGAATCGGGATGGGTGTGCTTGGTGATGTGTGACAGCAGTCCCGAGCCACCGAAAAGGTCAACAAACACGGTGCCGGCCGGATATTGCTTTATCACTTCGATGAAGTGTTTGGCGAACATACGCTTCTGCCCGACGAAGGGCAGGGGAGCGGACAGATAAAGGCGGCTCATACGTTCAGTTCGAATTTGACGCTGTCCTCTCCGGCGAGAAGTCGGCGGGTGTTGTCGATATTGTTGTCATACACATGCACGTTGCCAAGGAACAATGTTATTGACTTGAGGGGGACGTCGATGTGCCGGGCCATGAGGTAGAGGTGGTATATGTCGGCCGGCAGTCCGAGGTTGGCGTCGGAGCTGCGCTGGTAGGCGGACACCACCAGTTCGCCGTCCTCGATCTGGAACTGAACGAGTGACAGGCATGGGGCCTGGTTGCTCTCTGCCTCGGTCGCTCCGAGGAACAGTACATAGTTCTTTGACGGTCGACGCTCGGTATTGATCCTGGCGAGCAGCGGCGGGAGCTTCTCGAAATAGGTGGGGTAGGAGTTGACCAGGATCGAACCGCAGTAGTCCCACCAGTTTATGCCGGCCTCGCGGTACTTCTCTACAGAACGCTCGCCGCTCATGAAGAGCCTCAGCTCGGAGCGGAGCTTCTTGCGGGCCAGTCCGTGTCCCTCGAAAATTTCAAGCAGGTCGGCAGGAGTAAGTGAGAGCTGCTCATTGATAAGGTAGGTTATATTGCCCTTCTTGTTGACCTGGTGCCTGCCGTTGTTAAGAATCCTGGCGAGGATTTGGTGATATTTGTTGCGTGCCATTTCGGTTGATTGTTGGTGATGGTGCAAAGGTAGGCACGCGCCATCAGCGGCACACTATCGGAACCGGGAATCACACTGCACGCGGATTGCAGTCATTCTTTGCCGGGCAAATCGGCAGAGCCGATGACTGGAAACGCTTTATCAGGCTGTATACCTTCCTCTCGCTCACGCCATATTTGTTGGCCAGAACCGCCACCGCATACGACACCTTGTCGCCGGCGCCGACCATGTTGTTGAAGTCAACAAAGAGGTCGATGTAGGCTGTGTCCTCGAGCCTTACGCCAATGCGGCGCAGTCTTTCGAGCAGTTCGCGGTTGAAATTCAGCACTTCAAATATTGTCATGTCGGCGAAAATTGCTAATTTTGCAGTGTCTCACTTATCATAAATGAAGCCAGTACCGGCCGGAGAAGGCATAATGCCCCCGGCGGCCGGTACTGGCTTCATTGTTTAATGGTAAGTGAGACGACTATTTAACAGGCCGGGGGCATTTTTTTGCCCTCCCCCGAAGGGCGGTGTGGATCAGTCCATGCGGTAAGGTTCCAAGTCAATACTTTCCCTGGCATTCCATCCGTCAAGCTGCGCCTGTTGGATATGTTCGGAGAAAGCGCGATAGAACGCCTCGATGTCAGCCGGATTGTCAAACCGGCGGTAGACCGGCTTGTCATCGGTACCGAACTTGAAGACAACTGACACGCTGTTTCCTATCCGGCTTTGGATATAGGCGCGCTCATAGTTGGCCTGGTTCTCGTTAGAGAGCCAAACCGGGACACCCTCGTAAGAGAAGCCGGATACGATTTTCTCCCGGGTAGCATCGCTGATCCAGCCCTCGATTAGAACCTTTATCTCATCGACCGCCGGCTTATGGTCGAATTCTTCTTCCATGTAGGAGGTGGTGCCGGATTCATCGGACGACACGTCCCAGCGGACACGCCATTTGTTTTTGACCGGGTTTGTACACTCCAGGAGTGCTACATCGGGATTGCCTTGGACTCGTTTCATGTTTTAAGTAAAGACATATTTTGTTTTACCCTTGCCGAAGGTTTCAGCCTTTATGGTGGTTTCAAAGGGGAAGCCGTCGGGCATTTCTTTCACTTGTAGGAGGATGTTTTTCATCTCCTCACTGTTGGTGAAAAACTTTTTCTGCTCACCGTTTTGCTCGATGGCCACCACGCAACGGTCATCCCCCTGCGAGGTCTTTACGCCCATCTCGAAGTCGCGGATTACGATGGGAAGGTTCACCAGTTCCCGGATGCTTACCACCGCACCGGGGAATCGCTTTTTGCCGTCATCGGGCTTGTAAGCGACATTAAGGTCTTTGAATGATCTCATTTCTGTGCCTGTTAATTTATAAAATAGATTATTACATTGCGCGTGTTTGGCCATTCCGTAGAATGAGGCTATGAGCACGCGCCGTCTTTTGCGGCTTTTTACTTTGCCCATCTTTCGGGCGAACTTCTTCTTGATGCGCTTGCGGATAAGCGCATGTTTAGGATAGATGACGTATCCTAAAAAATCAATATTCTCAGTTATGGGGAATATTCTTTCGTTCTTTTTATCTTGAGTCCGACACTTTCCACGCACTCATGAATTATATGTCGGATTTTCCATAGTTCTTCTTTGCTCCCGGCGAGAACAACTCCGTCATCGCAATATCGATAGTAGAACGGTATGCCAAGATGGTCTTTGAGGATATGGTCAAGGTGAACAGAAAGCAGTAGATTACATAGGCCTTGAGAACTCCTCAAACCGATGCTGACACCTGTGGGCATCATACGGGTGAATCGCTCAAGTATGATATTCAGCTTTTCATCTTTGAATATGCGCCGGACACAGTCTATAATCGTCTGTTGGCTCACGCTTTCATAGAACTTGGAAATATCAAATTTATAGCAAAACTGAGTTTCTTCCGGGTGTTCCCGGATGTTCCTTTCGATATATGCTTTGAGATCGTGAGAACCTCGGCCTTTGATACTTGCGGAAGTTGTACGAATAAAGCGACGTTTCAGATGCTCATCAACAATAGACATTATTGCATGAACAGCTATACGGTCTTTCATTGTAAGCACTTGAATACGCCTCTCCTTGCCACCCTCGATGATTGTGCGCTCCCTGTAACCTCCTGCAATGGTATAGCTGCCATCGGCAATCTGTGCCGAGAGCTCCGCAATTACCTCCTCCCGATGCGCCAAGAGCCAACGTCCCTGTCGGCTTCGTTTTCGTCTCTTGCCTTCCAGAACTTGGTCAAATGACTGTGCCATATTGGGGTAGGCGACAATCTCCTCAATAATATATCCTTCTCTACGCATAATGTTTAGAGGGTTATTATAAAAATGGCTCCTTGAGCCTTCCTTCTTCCGAGTCCGGGTTCTTCGAGCGTATGCCTACCAAACCCTACTCGAACACTTGATGTTCCGGCTTTCCGGCTTTCGCCGCTGTTGCCGAGGCTTGCCCCTCTCGGCTCCTCGATGGGAACACGTTCCCGGTGATGTACGCCGATTGTTGGTTGTCCAGACGCGAGCCGACATTCGCGTTCGAATTCGAAGCATCGTTATTCGCATTCGCGTACGACACGCCGCCATTCGCATTCGCGTTGTTGTTGCCGCGATAGACCACACGGCCTATTGAGGGACACCGCCTTACAAAGTGCAAAGTTACGCATAATCCGTGTTCCGATAGGAATGTTTCAGAGCAAAAGCCATAAAACAGCAGCCATCGCTCCTCCGGCTACGGTTGAAAGCCAGTCTATCCAGTCCCACGGACATCCGTGCAGCTTGTCTTTAAGCTCAAGACAAGAACCGGCTATGATGGCCGAGTATGTGGCAGGGTAGGGGCCACAGGCGAGCAACCCTACGATAAAACCGCCTATAAGATGCTTGTAGCGGTTGGATTTTTTGAGAAATGAGATTATTTTACCCATAAACTTTTGTGTTTGAGGAATTGTTTATATCTTTGCACTAACGATTCCGTGGCTAATGACCACCGATTCGTTGCAGAAGGAGGAATGAGCAATCATTCCTCTGACTTTTTATATAGCAGCCTTAGGTGGCCATTTTCGTTTAACCATACTTCTGAGATATGATGACCGTCCTTTAACCGTTGATTTATTACGCGCTTCATGTATGCGTCAGTAAGGTCTGGTTTGTCAATGATAATTCGGTCAGATTGTTTTAGTCCGTGGTTTACCATATTAGAGAAAGCGCGTTTGGGATTGTCGGTCACAAAGCCCTCATGCTCGTACCAGTAATCGTCTATTTTTAGGTCGGGACACTTGCCGTCATAACGGGTTCCGCGTAGCGAGCCATACACACAGTCGTATTCAAACCTTGCAGGGCGAGTCATTTTGGGAGTCAGAACAACCCTTGCGCCATCGGCGGCAAAATGCCGTGCGACAGACAGCAGCCGATCATAATCCCCGTCAGCACGATCGACAAGGTGACTTATCTCGATTGTGCCTTTGCCGAGCTTTATCACTTCGCCCCGTAGCTGTTCACATTGGTGAACGAGGGCACATGCCTGGCACACCTCGTTATCCGGCACAAACGCCAGTTTGCGGTCTTTGCCACCTTTCGCAATAGGGCAGGTCGAGCAACGGCGGATGGTATATGGATTGTAGTCCGGGACGGCTTTGCCCTCCTTGCCGGCGTTGAACCGAAAGATACCTTTTGTGTCGCGCTGCAGGGCCTCATCTCCAAGGCGCATCGCCTCGTCATGGGGAGTTTCAGGATACTTTGATTTGCGCACTTGAACGACGGTGCAGCGGCAGTTCCAACCGTTCGGCGGATAGAATTCCTCCCAAAATGAATCAGAAGGCGGCAGAGTCACACGGTCGAGTGCGGCATGTTCCGGACGCACCTTGTCATCGCGCTGTGTACGGTACTGGAGATTGTATCGGTCGCCGTCGCGCATGAATTGCTCCCACCGACCGGCCATCTCCGCAGATGCGGCCACGAAGTTATATTCGGCCCGGAGGTAATTGGAATTATAGGTTTTGTCGATGCTTTGAACATCATTCAAAAACCGTTCGAATGGCTTTCTATTGCCGTTCTCGTCAAGTAGCGACGGGAACGCCTCGTGCAGCTCATGAAATGCCTTCATGCCGGAGAAAATGTAATTCGACCGGGTCAGGCGCCGGCGCATCGCATCAGACATCTCCACCTTCTGAAAGGCTGAGTCAAGAGCCGAGGCATGAGCATTGACAAACTCCTGCACAGCCGGATCTGCCACAAGTTCGACACGGAACTGCGCTCCTTGCTCTTTGAAAAGCGACTTCATCATGCCTGAGAACAGCAAGGACAGACGCTTGCGCAAATCATCGCCGGGAGCGGCAAGTATGACCACTCCATCGAGTAAGGAGGCATAGCGTCTGTGTAGCCCCTCGTAGTCAGAGGGGCTTAATCGAAAAAATCTTGGCTGGGACCGTGAAGTATTCGCGCAACTTCGTCGGCATTATGGTTTTCCATGAGGCGGTCAAGAGTATCAAAGAAACGCTCAAGAATTTTCTCCCTCTTTTTTTGACTATTTTTGTCATCGTCCTCATTGCTGTCGCCGTCTGCATAATAACCCCGCCATAATGACCGACATTGACGCTCTCCGACCGGCATATTGTATTTGTCGGCGAAATACGACGGTTCAACCTCGTAGCGGTCAGCAATCATTGTTTCGTATGCCACCTGCTGCTCCGGTGTATAGTCAACCGCGTCATCCCACTCGAAGCGCAGCCCTTTGACCGGGAAGCCGTGCAGGACCATGATGGGGATAAGTTGATTGTTTATAATGTCGCGCAGGAAGTCGCGGTCAGACTCCACAAGATTCATGAACACCTCGAGGTGGGTCTGCGACTGGGAGAGCGACGAGCCGTCCTCGATGGTCATGGTCTGGCCTATCACCAGTTTTGACAATTCAGAGTTGGCGCGATCGATTCTCTTGTCATAGACGTTGAAGGCATCCCCCTTGCCGGATTCCACGAACTGAATCTCCGTTTCCATGCCGGCAACCATACCCTGGTTGGCTCCGCCGTTGTAGATCATGTCCTGCAGACGCTTGAACTCATTCGGGTCGCGGGTCGATGTGCGGGCTATTCTCCACGGCATGCCGAATATTTCCGCGAAACAATCCCAGAACGTCATCGCGTGCTTTTTGGGGATGGTATGAAGTGCGGCCTTCAGCAGCAACCCGAGGTCATCAGGACGCCCGGCCTCGATAAGCCAGTCGCGCCAGGGACGCTCCCGGAACTCGATGCCGGTTTCCCAGTTCATGCCCACGCGCTGCACCACTCGACCCTTTTCAGGAATTACATGCTTGCGGGGTATGAGCGACACGCCGGAGAACGCCGGGTGGCCATCGCCGTCGGTAATGACATCGCCAAGCTCGATGAGCGAGTGGCCGTACCATATCGACTCCAGACAGAGCCGGCACAAGTCCTTGAACCAGGACTGGTCAAACAAGTGTCCTGCGGCATCGTCCTGGTCGCCGTTCTCATTGACGAGTTTGAACGAGCGCGACATAACGAACCCCACGCGCTGCTGTATGCAGCCCGAAAGATGCGAGTCGGTCATGGCATCGCGGTAGATGTCGTACAGCTTCTGCCGGGACGGATGGCGCGGATCAATCGCGCTCTGCCACGCCCGGCGCCAGTCCTCGATGTCGTTCTTTGAGAAAAACTCCGCGTAGCGGTGCAGCTCCAGAATGACGGAGGTCTGCTTTTGTATCCTGCCTTTGGCATCTTTCTGCGCCCGGCTGAGTTTCGGTCTGTTCTGTCTGCGGCCCATAATCACCAGTCGTGTCTAAGTTTGGGGAATGAATAATAGGAGGTGCCGAAGCCGGGGCTGTCGTCGTCAGATCCGGCAAGAGGAAGGTCGGGGACAATTTTGCCTGCCTGTACGCCCTCGAGCCATTTTATGGCGCGCTCATATCGCTCCTTGCGGATTTCGCTACCCATCTTCTGCGGCTGCGAAGCTGTGAGGTGATAAAGCACAATGTCGGCGGTGTACATCACTATAAGCCTGTTGCGGTCGTTGCCTGTTGCTGCGAAAATGGCCGCGGTGTCATATACAGGGCGAAGATATCCTGATATTTCCTCAATGGCCTCTGCCTCGGCATTGGCTATATTTTCAGGTGATGACTGCGACACGACTTTCAAGGCCGCATCACCAATCACCACTTTGTAATCTTCGGTATCTATAAACATATTACCACATATTTTTAGGCGAGCGACGGGGAATCGCCACCGGTTTGAAAACTTCCTGACGAGTGCTGCGCTGCAGATACCAGATAGCACCCTCGTCGGCATCCGGCGCGTCATCATGCACGCGGGAGCCTCGCTCGAGAGCCAGGGTCTGCTCGATGCCGACCTCCATGTCAGGGGATTCTTTCAGAGCCTCGTTGTAAAATACGAAGCCACGCTCCCACAGCGGCGACACCGCTTCGATGCGCTGCACCTTTTCCGGCTTCTTTCTGGTGTCCGGCAGTATGGGCAACTGGTACCCGCGGATATTTCCTTCGGCGGCGAACTCGTCGAGGATGATGTCCTGCATGAAATTGGCCTCCATGAAGAAGGATATTGCCACACGGTCACGTGTTCGCTCATAGAGGTCATAGAGCCAGCGCACCATTCCGGACACTGTGTCCTGGCGGACATAGCAGTCAATGAGGTGTAGCTCTGTCCCGATCTTGCCCCACAGTCGGCAAGCCTTGTAGTCGTTTGCTGTTGTCGATTTGAATGACGGGTCGGTATAACACACGAGCATCTCGTACTTTTCGAGTTTCGGCATACGCTTGAAGCGTATCCACTCATGCCGGAATATGGATCCGTCATTGATGGGATTGTGCATCATCTCCTTTTCCCAGGCGCGGTATCCCATGAAATCCTTGACAGCCTGTGCCTCTTCCTTAGTCCATTTCTCGACCCACACCGGATTGCCGTCAAGGTCAACGGCCTTTATCTCGGACACATGCACGCCCTTCGAGGCAGCGATGTTGGCAAGCACCGATTTTTTAGAAATAAGGTTGCCAACCATTATGAAGCGGCCGCGGCCAACATCGAGCGCACCGAACAGAGCCTCCTTGACCCAGTCAGTGAGTTCCTTGACACGCTTTTCATTGCGGCAGAGCTCGTCATCGTCAAGGTCATCGATCACAATATAGTCCGGACGGGCCTCACGGTCGCGGAGGCCGCGCGGCGACTGTCCGCGACCCACGGCGAGGAATTTTGCCCCGCCTTTGGTCTTGAACTCCCCCTGCAGCCATAAGCCGAGGTTTTTCTGTTCACCAAAATCAGCGATGAGCTTCTGGTTATATTCCAGTTCCGCCTGAAGGTCACCGAGCAGACGGTTGGCGCTATCCTCAGACTTACCGACAGTGACCATAAAATTGATAAGCCTCTTCGGCTGGAAAATCAGCCAAAGGGGAATGAACACTCCGATGTGGGTGGATTTGGCGTGGCCGCGCGGCCATTTGAACACCGCCTTCAGATTTGGCGTGTTCTTTATCGTGAGTGCCGCTTTGGTATGGAACGGCGCATTGTGTATCACTCGGATAACCTCCCCGGTGGTCTTGTCGCGCAGGGTGAGGTAGTGTGCGAAATAATATTCGCAGAATTCGTCATAATTGGAGAGCAGCCGTTTGATGCGACGCTCCTTCTCGACAGGCGACTCCTTTACGATAGACAGGGACGCCGCCGTCATGGCCTGGACTTCGCGGCAGTGTTCCTTCCACTGCGCGAATGCCTCCTTCTGTTCCTTTGTAAGTTTAGTCGCCATGGTAAACGAGTGCTCCCTTGTTGAATGATTCGATGAGGAATCCGTCCTGCAGCTTGTTGACCTTCTTGATGAACTCGATAGTTACCTCCGGGTCTGTCTTAGCGCGGAATTCAAGATATTTGGAGAAAGCAGTGAACACCTCTATGGCGGCCACGACATTGGCCTGTGACTTGTCGAGCTTGTCGATGGCGGCGGTCAGCTTCGAGAGCTTGTCGCCGAGGCTGTATATAAGGG